CCCCCCTCTCTTAGTAGGCTTTCCGCTCCTCTGCGCAGTCTTTCCATCTCCATGCCTTCTTTGATGCCCTCTGCCTTGGCTGCGGCTTCGCGTTGGGCTACGTATTTTGCAATTTTTTGTGACCCGCCCTCGTTGATAGATATTACCCCGCAGGACATATCAAAATCGTAATCATCGAAAGTCAGCTTTGGCTCTGTTGGCTTGTTCATATCACACCTGCTTGTTTGAGTGCGTTACGGGCGAAATCAATTCGCGCGTCCAGTTCTTTTTCCGCTGGTGTTTGCATCTTGTTGTAAAACGGCAAAGTAAGAGCCTCCGCTGACGCTATCCGTTTCAGCGCTTCTATCAATGCGGTTTCAGTGGGGCGGTGGTTCCATTGGGTGACAGCATCCCGCCAATGTGAATGTTCTGGCCCTGCAAAATAACAGCTCATACACATAACGGAGCCTCGGTTGTCCCCAATCGGCTCTGGAAAGCACAATTCAGCTTCGCCAACACACCACGGTATAGGACAAGGCTTTAGTTCTGTAGGTTCACTCATTGGGGTCCCTCTAGATCGCGTTAACAAAATCAAGATCATCCTCAGTCTTTGCAATCTTGTGCTTGACTGAGATTATCGCGGTTAGACAAATGGACTTTTCGCAACTTGGACATTCGTCAATCGTTTCATCTTCCGTCCAAGGCAATTCCGTAAAGTCAAATTCCATTAGGCAATGCGGGCAGAATACACCTGTTCTATTTGGGTCTTTCATCACTCACCCTCCGGCATATCAATCAGGCGAAAGGCTTTAGACCGCACCAACTCCCGCGCCGCCTTCTTGTGCTTATCTGTTGGGGGCGTGTCAGATTTAGGGCGCACTGCCAGCGCTTTCTTAGCGTCATCAATCAAGTAATCAAGTTCTCCGCAATGTTTCGATAAGGTGGAGTAAGACGCTAAATCCTCAAGCACTTCACGCGACATCTTCTCAAAAGCCGTCTTATCTGTTGGGGTCATGATTGTTTCTCCAAAGCTTGCCGCGCTATGTTCCCACACTCTTTGAAATTCTCGTCTGCCTCCCGCATAGAATGTGACTTGGCTTCAAGCTGATCAATTTTGAGCAAAGCCGATTTCAAACGGAATATTTCCTCGGCTTGCCATTCGCTTAATTCGTAAATTGTGCAGCTGCATCCATATGCGTATTCTCGGTTACACCGTGGGCATGCATCACCGCTTGTTTCTGGTTTAACGGGGGTGGGGTGGGTCATTGTGGTAGCTCCCATTCCATTTCACGGACGATCCAGTTGCTATCCCCTACAGACACAGCAAGCTTTTCCGCTTGTTCTTTTGTTGGCGCACCGCTTGTGACTTTGCCATTGTCGTAAATCTTGTGCCAGCGCTTCACCTTGCGCGGTTTTAGCTTTTCATCGGCCAGCCTAATAATGCGGACGCGCTTGTCTGGTTCATCATTAACGTACCAACTTTGCCCCACGCGAACAGCCTCAACCCAACCTGTTGGGTAAATTACCGCAACCCTAAATTGCTCTTCAGAATAGTCGTGGGTAAATATATCACCCACCCTCAGATCGCTGATACAAGGGCGACGGAAATGCATGGCGTTTTGGCGCATGTTGATTTCTACGTCCGCGTTGCTGACGCGAACAAGCATATTTGAAAGTTTGCCAAACACATACTCACCAACTTTTATATTCTTAGCTTTCATCATTCCGTCCTATCTAGGTATCTAGTGTTGCTCTGATATTGGCATATCGAGCACCTCAAAAATGCCGTTTGCTTGTGGTAAAAATGTAATGGTGACAGGCTTTCCGCTCTCAACTTTGATGTTCTTGTTGAGCGTCAATTTGCAGCGCACTTGAAACTTGCTGTTGCGGTTACGTCCATCCCAATAAAGGTCAACAATACCGCCGCGTTTTTTCAGCGCATCCTGAAACTGTTCCGGTGCAACGCCGGATTTTTTTAGCTCATTCAATGCGCCCGCATACCTTGAAACATTGGTGCGGTCATTTTGGCATGGAAAAACAAACCGCAAAGGCAATGTGTAAGGATTGTCGCCGCGCAATAAAAACGCTCGATTGGCCCCTTCTGATTTGCGATGCTCAACCACAAAATCCAACAACTGTTTTTTGTCGATTGTGTCCAATGGAATGCTGTAAATTTCAGCTAGAGCGCTGCGCAATTCAGCCTGTGTTAGGCGGCTTGAAGAATTAACTTTGGCCGCAACATCAACCAGCATTTGTTTTACGTCATCTAGAGATGTCATCATAAATATCCCTTGCGTTGTAGTTGCTTTGGCCGAAACCGCGTGATGGAATCTTCTTCTTCGGCCCCTTAATCCCATTGTGCTTATCTCTGATGCGCTTATCTTTGGCTTGCATGGGAATGTCATATTTTCGGGTTTTGAACGAATGACACCCTTTAGGACAAACCGCCTTGCAGTTTTCGAGCGTATTGCTTCCCTTTACGCCAGCGGGCAGGGGCCAATGATCGAACTCAACCCCATAGCTAAGATCGGCGCTGCAGCGCTGCCCCGGTTCTAAACCATATACAGGATCGTCACCTTCACAGCGTCCGCTTGATCGCTTAAGCGCCTCGCGTTTTGTTTTCTTGCTGAACTCGTAACGGGTCATATCTCAACTACGCTTATTTCGACGGGCAGAATTTCAAAGCTCTTGCAGCCTGATTGCTTTGCTGAATTTGTCGCGGACCCTTTGGTGTTGAATATCTTTGCAGCATCCAGCACGCCCCAGGTTGAGCGGCTTTCGTACATGCGCCCTGTTGCCTTGCGATTTGTCAGATAAAGACCGTTTTCGCTTCTCGCTACATATCGCTCACTCATATCTCACCTCTAAGCTGCTACATCGGGCAAAAGTGCTAGCGGGTCATATCCAATGACTGAGGCAAGCTTTGCGAATGCGCGATTGTAATATTCTTCAAATTCAGGTTGCGTCATTTTGTCGAACGCGATGGAATCCACGACTTGCGATAATTCACCAGTTTCGAAATTCAGGCATTGCCGGACATAGCCACAAGCAAGCTTTAGATCGTCATGAAGGTGCGAAGCCGTTGGCCATCGGTCATCATTTGCAACAACCATGTGCAAGCATTTCCAATATTTCTTGAGGTGCGGCCAGTTGCGTTTTGACCGCTTTACAAGATCGTATTCGGTACCTTTTGGATCTGCTGCAATGGCTTCTGCATCATACGCATCAAGCGGGATCAATCCGCGTTGCGTAAGTGTGACCATTGGTGCTGGTGGTTTATCCTTGCCCATTATGCCGCCATTTCCAATGTTGCTTTTTTGGCGTTCTTTGCTGCATCCAGTTCTTTGCGCTGTTCGTCTGTTGCGTCAGCCCAAAACTTCTTTAGACGCGCGGTCGCCCATAGACCTTGCAAATTGTTCATTGTGGTTATTTGCTCAATTGTGGCGATTAGATCGCCTAGCTCTTTCGCCATATCATCTTGATCACTTGACGCATCGAACGGGGTTTCGGCTTTGGGTGCTTGTTGCTTTGGCTTTTTGTCTTGCGCTTCCGAAAAACGATTGTGGCGATTGTCTTTGTCGTAAAGTATCAAGCCGAAGGCGTCCCCAAAGGTCACAAGCGCTCGTTTCATCGCGTCCGTTTCGGCCTCTTTAATAGCGCCTTCATACGCATCATGAATGTCTGATGAAATGCCACTACCAAACCCGATACCTTGGCGCACTTTGCCACCGGCGGAAATTTGAACCTTTGCCCGAAATGACACGACCCAATTTCCATTTCGATTTTTGGTTGGATCCGTATTTTCAATCAATTCGAGCGTTTCACGAGACCAGCCATCAAATCCAAATATTGCGTTGGCTCTGTCCATGACTTGCCAGCCTTCAACATAGGGCATGTCGCGGCCAGATTTTTTGCGGGTCTTGACCTTAGATAGATCAAGAGGGACGTTCAGCGCCTTGTTTTGTTCATCACTGAATTTCATCACACAGCCTTTCTATCTTCATGAATTGTTACCCCATCAATAGGACCGCCATTGTTTGACGCATGTTGTTGCGCCAAGCGGTCAACTAGTTCGTGAAACGGGGTAGGGTCTACGCGCCAAAAATGTTGCGCGGCTCTGGTGTAGTCGGTCACTTCTGCGCGGTATGATCGACGCAAGCCCAAACCAGTTGTTGCGGCTTTTGTGGCCTTCTTTGCAACCTTCTCAGCTTGCTTTGCATCTTGCGCAAGCTTTTCAGCTTTCTCACGCGCTTCTAGGTCCGCGCTTTCTTGAGCCTTGCGCATTTCCTCTTGTGCAATGCGTTCGGCTTCTCGCGCGTTTTCTTGCTCAATACGGGCTATTTCACGCGCTTCGGCTTCTCGTTTTTGCCGATATGGTTCAATGGCCTTTTTGCAGGTTTCAAGCGCCAGGACGGTTAAGCCGGTCACACTTTTGTTTTTGCCAATAAGCTTGTTGAATTTGTCCTGGATTGCCTTCTTTGCATCATCAAGCGGCTTTGTTTCATCTTTTCGTAGCGCGTCCGCTCGTTTTTCGGCATCGCGGATAAGCGCCATTAGTTCGGAAACAGCTTGTTCTTGTTCTGGCGTTTCAACTGGCTCACCGTCACACCAATTCTTGGTTTCTTCGTACAGGTCTTTGATTTCCTGTTCGATTTCATCAAATGGTGAGGGCGGGTTGTTGTGGCCTTGCATTGGGTGTGGGTTATCCATTGGAAACCTCCTTAATGATCGCGCTGATTACTTCCCGCGCTTCAATCAAGTCTTCGATGTTTTCTTGAACGTTTGCACGTGAAAGCGGGTCTTTCGCATCAGAAAGCAAGTCGCGGATATCTTGAAACAAGTTGTAAACTGAGTATTCGGTGTCGCCTTGAGTGCGGCTAGTAATCGGCATGTGAATATTCATGACAAAACCCCGTTTGTTTTAAGGTCCAAGTGCTTGATAATCGGCTGAATCTTTGCGTCGCTTGCCAGCTTGCATTTGCGCTTTAGTGCCTTGACGCGGTCTTCTGTTCCGGTCCACGCCCATTGTTTATGAGGTGTTAGACACTGCAAAGATTGGTGAATGTATTGCGCACCTACTTTTGCGCGGTAGAATGTGTTTGTGAGCTGGTGGTTCATGGCTAAAGAACCTCGTCAAATATGCGCCAGCTTTTTAGCGTGCCGCCTGACCCGAAAGTGATTTCAACGGGCTTTCCAACTAACTCTGAAACATGGTTGACCTTTGCTGCTCTCAATGCCGCATTTACTTTTGATACAATGTTTGCAAAAGCTTTTTGCTGGTCATCTGGCGACCATTCGCAATTATCTGTGTGCTTTGAAGCATTCGCTTCAATTGAGGCTGAGACAGACCACGAACCGCTTGTAAATGTTAGGTATAGTCCGGCGCAGTATTCACGCAGCCCAAATTCAGCACTTTCAATCTTTCCGTGTGTAATCTCTTTTGGTTCCATCACACCATTCCCATCATTGCTTGCTGGTTCAGTACGTAGCCCGCGCGAATAATCGCCATGAGTAAAAACGGACCTGCGAAATATAGAATTTGAAGATCGGCTTTAGTCATCACGCTGCGGCCTTTTCTTTCAAAGCGTAGTATTCGCTCATTTTTAGTTCAGTAGCGTCTGGCGGCACAAAGTCGTTTATTTCCGTGCGGTCAAAATCGCGATAGGCGTTCACTGGAACGGAAAGAATGTATTTGCCGCAAAGCTTTTCAAAATGCAGATATGAAATTGTTGTTTGCCCACCTGAGACGCTGATAAACTCACCAGCATCAAATGCGCGACTAATCGCGCTTGAGTGAAACGGGCGCGGTAAATCTTGCATTTCCGCTGCTATTTCCTTGCCCTTTTTCGTGCGCTTGTTCGGCGCAAGCCACAAATGATTGGCATTATTACTGTGGCCGCTATCACGCCATCCGTACGGAAGTTCGTTTGACCGTTCAACAATAATCCCCCCAACTATATTCCCCGACCAAGACCCAAGCGCCCCATAGCCTTCGGCCCACTCTTGAAATAGTGTTGAGAATGCGCCGTGCTGTTCGGCTAAATCGATGCACTTTTGTTCGCTATCGCCAAATGTCATGTAATAAATTCGTTCGACCATCATTCCCGCTCCTTCTTGCGCTTGGCGGCGGCTTCTTTCCGCGCCTTTAGCTTTGCTGTTCGATTTTCTTCATCTGTCGCCCACCACTCGTTTGCGGCTTCGATTGCGGCTTGTTCTGTTTGGCCGTGAAAGTAGATTGGCAAGAAGCCGTTGCGTTCGTGGGTTTCGTCAAAATCAGGCTTCTTGTTTCTGACAATCTTCTTGACTTGCCATTTGGCCAGCCATTGAAACCCGTCAGCCGCGTTGTTGCTTTCCCATGTGACCAGCTTCATTTGCCGCTTCCCTTCTTGCGCTGTAGATCGAAAGCGCTTGCAATTTCTTCGGCTTCTGCATTGAGATTTGCGCGACGGGCTTGAACGATTAGATCAACAACTTCCGACCCGCTTTGAGGTATTGAAACCATTGTTCGCACTGCCCCGCCGATAACAGGATCAAGCGCAGCCTTTCTTGCCGTTGGTGACATTACGCCGCCTCCGATTGTGTTGATTTCATTTGAATTGAGATTTCAGCGCGGCGCTTAGACATTGTGCGCAGTGCCAAAGCTTGGCGCTTGGCGCACCCACTTTCATAGTGTTCAACTATCTTGATGAAGCTTGGCGTGTCTGTGTTGTTAGCCTCGTATAGAGCCCTAGCATTTGAATAAACCGCATCAGCTTCACAGCGCTTATCTAGCTCGGCTTTGAATGCCCATTCGGCTTCCATTTTTGCTACTGCGTTTTCTAGTGCTTTGCTCATTGCCTTGCTCCTTGTGTTGGAGCTAATGTTGCACAACTTGCAACGCATGTAAAGAGGCAAATTGCACAACTTGCAACTTTTGTGATAAAATGTCGCAGTTGCATATGCAATCGTTTACACAATGCAGGACTTACATATCTATAGGATTTTAGCTATCTGTGCCGGTCTTTGGAAAGGCTGTTTCAAGCGTTTTCTTGATCTTTTCAATCTCTTCGCGGCTGCGATCATTGAGAAATCGGGCGATCCAATCATCGTCAGGATGTCTGAAAAGCGACGCAGGTTCACAAAGAAAGAAGGCTGCAAGCTTCTCTTGCCATTCAACTCCTGGCGTTGCGCCAGCATACCAGCGAGACACCAAGCCTTTATCCGCATTCAGTTCTCTAGCGAGTTCTGCTTGCGTCAAATTGCGCGTTTCAGCCCACGCCTCAATATAATGAGGGCGGCGGGGCTGTTTGCTTTTATGAATCTTCACAACATTTGGCATGTGGCGTTTGTAATCTTGTTTTTTTGCTAAGTCGTCTACCTGTTGTGCAATTTTTCATGTTGACACTAGTTGCAAGTTGTGCAACTTATAGGGGTATGGAAAAGATTGATTTACAAAACTTGATTGCATCTAGCGGACAAACATTCGCGCAAGTCGCGGACAAGATGGGCGTTGCCAGATCGCAGCTAACAAGATGGTCACAGCGCAAGGTTCCAGCCGAGCGGGTGCAAGAGCTTTCCGTTATTACCGGCATTCCTGCAAAGCAGTTACGGCCTGACATTTTCGAAACCCCAAAAGAAAGGGCGTAATGATGGATAGCGTCAAGTCTTTTTTGCTGGGGTCAATGATCACGCTGCTTTTAGTCAGTGCGTATTTTGACTTTGCGAGCATTTGCAAATGAAAAACGTATTCAAAACAGCCTCAATTTTTGCAGCAGCAGCTTTGTTATCAGCGGGTGCTTCTTCGCATCCAGCGGTACTGCCTGATCGTCCTGAATCACCGAAACGAAACACGCATGAAATGCCAACGTCAAAGCGTTCAAAGGTGAAGGCGCGTCGCAAGCAGTCTCGCAAGGGACGCAAGAAATGAAAACGCCACCGATGACAAGAGTGCAGTCCAGAGCCGTAGTGAGCGGCGGCTTTTACGGCCCTGAGGGGCTGACTGCATTCCTGCCAACGATGACGTTGGGTCTGACAGAGCGGTTTTTTGCCAATCTGTTCGACGTTTCCCACCCCTTAAACTTGCGGGGCGGCTTAATACCTGCCCCGTCTTTTAAGGCGGCGACCTCCAAGATAGTAAACTTTGGGCGCGTTATTACCCATTGGCGCGGTGGGGTCTTTCTCCTCCCTGAGATGCCCTCCGCGTTTTTTATTCAAATCTGCAAGCAGTTCTTCCACAACTGTTTCCAGCGACTTCATAAGTTTCACTCCTTCTTCGCTGACCACTATAGCGAGGAAGGAAGCCGAGATGTCGGCCAAGTTGACCAAACTAAAAAAAGCGGGGCGCAACATGCTTGAAGCCACTGCACAAGATTTACGTCAGTACGCGGCCACAAGCTGGCCGCTGGGTAACCACAAATATCGCATTTACGAACTTGCGCGGCGGCTGAAAGTCAGAACGCGCCGGATGCGGTCCATTTATAACGCTGAGCAATCCACACGCCTTAGTGCAGAGGAAGCCTTAGCCATTCAAGCATTACTAGACGAGGCCCAACATGACAACGAGCAAATCACGGCGAGAATTGATCAAATCCAGAGACAGCTTGCCGATCTTGAAGCGCATCTCGATAGCCTCAGAGTGGCGGCAACGCGCCAAGGAATTAATTGACGAGGCGGGCAGTTTTGCAGACGACGCAATCCGCATCTCCCCCAGCCAAGACGAAATAGACGCAACGAAAGGTGAGAACAAATGAACATTCTAGACCTATTCAAACGCAAAACTGTTGTCCGCGCCTCTAACAAAGAGCAGCGCGACCAGTGGCGCAGAGAACAAGACATTCACCAGCAATTAGCCAAGGAATGCGGCTTAGACGTTCAATTCAACGCACGTATGGGTGAAGGGCGGGTGAAGTGATGAATATGGAAACTCGCCGCAAGAAAGCTTTGGAGATGGCGCGACGGGGCGTTAAGCGTGACGAAATCCGCAAGCGGTTGTCTATAGATTATCAAGTATTGAAGCTTTGGCTTGACATCGCAGGTGTCAAAAAACTCACGAACAAACGCGCCCGTAAAGCATATGGGCGCAAAGCGGGTGAAAAAGCCAAGCTAAATAAGGTTCACCCAATTTGGGGTGTTAGCGACGCAGCAGCTAAGCGCCAATACCACACAGCAAAAGCAGCTAATGCCGCTCGTGCGCAACTCAAAGCACTAGGGGCTTTGTGATGGGGTATATCAAGGAAGATATTTTTACAGAATCCAAAGGCTTCATGACCTACATCCCAACCGTAGGGAAACTTGATGATGCATTGGAATCGCTCATCCTGCAATACAAGTGCAAGGGTGATAAATCCGCGCTGATTAAACTTGGCAAAGGGCAATCACGTCAAGCACATGATTGTGCAGCCCATGAACTAGCTATGAGAGAGTTTGGCGAGGGTGGTTCTGATTTAGATCAATCGATAGCAGTTGAGCAGTTAAAAACCAATTTTGATATTGGCAGCGAGCTTTGCGAAAGCCCGATCGAGCGCACAATCCTACCAGCTTTACTAATTGCCGAGTGGGTAGGCTGCGAGCATTTTCCTGCAAAGGTTGCCAGCGCCGAATTGGGCGAGGTTCCTAACCTGATCGAGCCAAGCCGTGCGCTAATTGTTCCACAACTGAGAGTTGCGGGCCGTAGGTTGGATTTTGCTTTGTTTTTGCCAATCGAATTAGCGGTAAATGGGTTTGCAATAGAATGCGATGGGCGCGACTACCACAATGCAATTGATGATGTTGACCGCGATATCGAGATGGCGAAAGCCGGATTCGCCACGTTACGGTTTACCGGCTCTCAAATTCACAACAACCCATTTGAGTGCGCGTTGATTGCTGCGCATCAGGTGAGCCGATTTGAGGGGCGTTCGCCGCAATGAATGATACCGCGCCTTTTGATGATACAGATATTGAACGAACCTTGATTGGCAGCTTCATAAACGCGCCGAAAAGTGTTCCACTATTTGCAAACAAGTTAGACGCCGAATGGTTTAGCGAGGGCATATGTGCGCGGCTATGGGAGCAGTTGTTGCAGGATGCGGGTAATGGCGGCTATTCGACCTATCTTGGCTTGCTAAACTCGCTTCCAGAAGAATTATCGCCAGATGTAAAGCGCAACGAATTCATGGCTCATGTAGTCTCCCTTGCGTTGCCAATCACACAAGTTGACGGATTGATCAAGAGCTTAAAACGACTTTGGGCGCGTCGGGTGATCCGTGACAATGCCGAAGGTATGAAGCGCGAGGTTAGCAGCGTTGATTGCGACCCGTACGCGCTAGCCGGTGATGTTGTTAAACTTCTGGATCATGTAGCGACTGTCAATACAGAGCGCGTCGCTGGAACATTTAAAGACGGTGCAGAAGACCTTTTGCGCGACATTGATAACCCCGACCAACTAGCAGGCGCTACCACTGGCCTCAGAACTGTTGATGAAGCCTTGAACGGTTACAAAAAACAACAGCTTTATGTAATCGCTGGTCGCCCAGGCATGGGCAAATCAGCTTTCGCTTTGTCCTCATTGCGCCAAACCGCTTTAAACGGGCATGGAGTTGCTTTTTTCTCGTTGGAGATGTCTCAGCAGCAATTAGCTGCGCGTATGCTTGCAGATACCCTTTATGACCGTTTTGGGATGCCTACAACGCCAACGTATCGCTCAATACTGCGTGGTGAGCTTAAAGGCGGTCAACGAGCCTCATTGAATGGAGCGCTTGAGAGTATGTCAAACATCCCTTTCATGTGGGATGCCTCAGCCAAGTTGACTATGGCAGACATCAAAGCCAAAGCGAGAGAAGAAAAAACAAGGCTGGAAACCAACGGGTTTTCTCTTGATGTGGTTTGCATCGATCACATGCAGATTGTTGAGCCTTCTTCACGATATTCTGGGAACAAAGTCGCGGAAGCCAGCGAGGTTTCGAATGCAGCGCGAGCCATGGCTAAAGAACTGGATTGTTGCGTGATCTTGCTTTGTCAACTTTCACGCCAAGTTGAGAGCCGCGACGATAAACGCCCAATGATGAGCGACCTACGCTGGTCGGGTGAAATCGAGCAAGACGCAAACGTCATTGGGTTCCTTTATCGCGATCACTACTACCTGAAAATGGATAAAAACGCGGATTTGAACGACTTGGACGCATCACGCGACAAGCTGGAGTTTCTAGTGCGTAAAAACAGGGACGGGGATCTAAACGACATCCTCTTGCACTGTTCAGTCGCACACAACGCTGTACGGGAGATTGCATAGTGGCTTTTCAGTATATGTCATGGGCAGTTGGTAAGAAAGTTGGCAGCGCTACTGGCAAGGCTATTCTAATGGCTCTCGCAAACTATGCGGACCATGAAGGCCGCTGTTTTCCCAGCCAAAAGAGATTGGCAGAAGATTGCGAATGTGGCGAAAAAACAGTTTGGAGATGGCTCCAGAAGTTTGAAGAAATGGGTTTGATTGCCCGGACACACAGACAGCGGGATGACGGGTCAAGAACGTCAGATGAGCTTACTCTTAACCCGAAAAACCAAACCGTCAGCATGACGAGTAGGGAGGAAATCCAAACCGTCACTGTGTCCGATCCAAACCGTCACAGTGACGGGGCATATACTATCACTGAACCTATCACTTCTAAAACTAAACAAAAAATCCTGAAAGAGCGGGATCAATACGGAATAGAAGATCAACCAATTTTCAGCCAATTCCTCACTGAGATATGGCCTCATCGCTGGAAAGATGGCGATGACAGAAAACCAGCATACTTCGCCTATTGCAAGCTCACTCAATCCGAACGCAACGCTTGTGCGCAGGTGATTGGACAAGCCAAGCGCCAAATGCAGCAGCGAGAAAACACCTACCGCAAGTCTATGGCCGCATGGCTGAACGCGAACGGCTGGGAAAGCTTCAAACCGCAACTAGCAAACCAATCAAACAGCAACGAATGGGCTAAGCGGATGGAATATTATGAGCGGTCTGGCGACTGGCCATTTGCATGGGGCGCAAAGCCGGGGATGCCGGGCTGCAAAGTCCCTAACGAATTTCTCCAATCCCCACCAGTAAAGGGCGCGGCAGCATGACAGACCAAGCAATGAGTAAGAGCGATATGGAACGGGCGCGTGAATGGTTAGAGCGCAAGCAAGGCCCATTGGTTGAGCGTGATGAAGTTAAATCCATCGCCTCCCTCATTCAAGAGGTGCGCAACGAGACTTTGGAAGCGGTGCGAACAAGTCTAATTGAACAAGCCGAAGTTGCTAAAGCGGGCGCGAGAAAATCTGCCAATGAGATAGAGACAATTGAGCTAAACGGGGGCGCGATTGCGCTATTGAACGCTTCAATACACGTGACCCTTATGATGGCATCATCACAAACACAACACAGCAAAGAAGGTGAAGGCAAATGAGTGACCTAGACCTAAACAAAATCATTGAGGTTTTGCGCGACACAGCGGCCAAGACTGTTGAGACAGAAACAAAGCCTTCAACGCTTCATGGTGCCAAAAATTTCTACATGGAACATGGCGGAATGTGTTCAGAGGAGCCACCCACTGAAACAGTGAGCAAATATGATCGCAATTGGCTCGCTGGCCGCATGGAAGGCTTGGCAGACGGTATTGAATTTCTAACACAAGGTAAGAACAAATGAGCGGTTCAGTCAACAAGGTAATTTTGGTGGGGAATCTCGCCGCGGATCCAGAGGTTAGAAATACCGCGGATGGGAGACCGATTGTAAACATGCGTGTGGTTACAAGTGAGAGCTGGCGCGACAAAAACACCGGCGAGAAGAAAGAAAAAGCCGAGTTTCATCGCGTAGTTGTATTCTCAGAAGGCTTGGCGCGGGTAGCAGAGCAATACCTCAAGAAAGGCTCAACCGTTTACATTGAGGGCCAGCTACAAACGCGCAAATGGCAGGATCAAGACGGAAACGACCGTTATTCAACCGAGATTGTTTTGCAGGGCTTCAACTCCACACTAACCATGCTTGGCGGTGGTTCTGGTCAATCTCAAGACCGGACAGGCGAAAGACCGCAAGCAAGCAAGCCAGCCTTTGAAGGCGCGGGCGGTATGGATGACGATATTCCTTTCGCAATGGAGTGGCGTATCTGATGGTGTGTGCGGCAAAAGTGTTTTTGGTTGTCGTGTCTTTGACCAACGGCGCACTTGTTTCCAGAGGCGAGGTGGTTTTCCCGTCAATGCAAGAATGTGTGGTGGCCCGCGAAGCGCTTCAAATCAGCCTTGATAAGCAGAATTGGGTGATTGGAACGCCAACGGCGGTTTGCGTCACGAAATTTGATGACTAATGCCAGCATCCATCCAAAAGGGTCGCCTCCTCACCAAATGCGACATATGTGGCAAGGATAACCCAGGCTTTGGTTATGACGTAAACCTTCGCCGCGCACTGGATGAACTGGCGAATAAACGGATAGACACAGCCAAGCGCCACTTAGGCCAATGGCGATGTGCAGAACATAGAAAGGATTGAGTGATGGGGATTCGCAAGAACAGAGTAGCAAAAACACGCAAGCCAACCCATTCGAAGCAAAGAGGTGTGCGCAAACCTAAATTCATGCGTGAAGCAGAGTTCGCGGCCAAAACTGGCACCGCATCAATTCGCGCAGTCCAAACCCTCTTGGAAACAGAAAAGGAGATGGTGTGATGGGTTGCGATATTCACATTGTTATCGAGCGGAAAAGGCAGGGCGACCACAAATGGACCGGCTTAGTTTCAACAGACCAACTGAAAAAAAGGCCCGATTGCGCGACGAGGGACTACAGCTTTTTTGCAGAAGTTGCCAACGTTCGAGGCAAGACCACAAGAGGCAACTATCCTCAGAACATTCCAGAAGATGTAAGTGAGTTGGCGTGGCAAGAATACATGTCAAGCCCCACAGATCATCATAGCCCGTCGCATATGTCAGCTTACGATTTTTGCGCACTTCACAACGAAATCAGACCCAATAATTCACGCAAAGAACATGCAGTTTACGACCTGCTAGGCATCGATACGTCATGGCCAGAAAATGCAGAATATCGCGTTGTTTTCTGGTTCGATAACTAACCCAACACAAGGCGAACAATAGTGACAAGAGCGGCTAACATTCAAACCAGACTGCTAGACGATCCTTCAATGTCTAGGGCTGAAAAGCTTGCGCAACTAGACAAGAGGCCAAACGACCCTAAAGTTGGTAAGGCGCATGTAGACATCAACCTTGCAACGCGACTAGGTGGCTATTCCAAGTTCAAAAAGCGCACAATAATGCGTGAAGAAATCGCAGCAAGGTTTCTTTCCTACTATGAACAGGGTATGATAGGCGGCGGTACAGATTACACAATCAAAGAGCCAGTTGATAGCAGTGGGGCCGATCCAGAGCGCAACATAGTCAAGGGCGATTATGCCAGACGAATGATGATTGAAGCGCAAATGATCTTGGCCTATCGCTTTGACTTTCTTGAATGGGTAATTGTTCGCGGCGACACAACTTCCCAGCTTGCAGCGCGTTATCCACGCATGTTTGACGGTGCGTCCAAAACAGCGCGTATCAAGGCAGGTGAGGCAATACACGAGGCTTTGGACATGCTGGCTGAGAATTGGGGTATGGTGACGGTAAAATCCTCTAACGCACCATTATCTGAGCTTTTAGGAAGGTGACAGGATGAAACGGTTTATCACATTTGCAAGTGACGGTTATTACCCAGCGGGCGGGCTTGGCGACATGATTGGTTTTTTCGAAACGTTAGAAGAAGCTGAACAAGCAGGTAAAGAAGCTGGTCGAGACTGGTGGGAGGTGTTGGACACTCAGCTTGAGAAAGAAGTGTCTAGCGGTGATTGCGATGCCATGCGATAAAAAGGCAGGATGGGGAACCTGCTGAACATTTGGGCGATGCTATTTATTCGATAACCCCGATAAATTCGCCTTTGATGGAATATTTTTGCACTCAAGGAAAAGGTGAGGCGGGGCAATGAGTATATTTTCAGGGATACTTGGTGGCTTTTTCCAGCCACACCGCGATGATTTAAACCCGTCTGGTTGCTCACGAGACGCCATGGATAGGGCAGATGTACTCCAAAAGATGATTGCAGTGGACCCATGTTTTACAGAAGCCTACGAGAAGATGATGCTTTATGGCGGCATGATCGAAAGCGGCACTGACGAGAACGGCGATTTCTACGTTAAGCATATCCCAGTCAGCAAAATTTCTGTTCACGATTGAGTCACGCCCTGTTCACTGTTTGCACTTGACGGATCGGACAAAATCAGCTAACGTTGTGGTATCATTTATTTTTGCGTCTAGAGATAGGCGAAAAGAGTTTTGGCAGTAACCAGCTAGGCATCCTTTAGCAGCGGCGAACCCAAAAACAAATTACTGTAGCGGCGCTGAAAGTAGAAGCGCAACACAAGCGATTGATAATTCCCTGTAATTCTTAATAGTTGGGGTAAGGCATGAGCAGCAGGATTAACGCCCTGCCTACAGTAATCTAAGAGTTTTGGGGCGCTATGTTGATCAATAGCGTTGCCAAATGGCTGCAATAGCAGTTCTCCACCCTCGTTCTTCGGATCGGGGGTTTTTCTATACCGAAAGGTAGCCAATGACCAAGTTTGTTGATTATGACGGTGAAGCCACAACAGGCGCACCAACATCATATCAGCCTGAAACAATGGCAGAGATAGACGCGCTAGAAGCAATAGAGATTGCCAACATTCACGACTTCATAGCTGACCGCATTTCAATCATTGGCGATAAAGACCGCGCACTTGAGTTGATCGGCAATCAGTTAGAGCGCTTTGAATTGGGAATCGAGTAGCCCAAAGGCTCCAAATATACGGGGCTGAGATAATTCATCACATCGTTAATCAAGCAATCTCCCAAAGAAAGGGACTGCTAAATCATGCCAGCACCAAAAGGCAATCAATTCTGGAAGGCCCGATCTTCGCATGGTCGAAAGCCAATCTTCTCGAACGCAGAACAATTATGGGAATCATGCCAAGAGTATTTTGAATGGGTCGAAGCCAACCCACTTTATGAATCGAAGGCTTTCAATACCAAGGAAGGTATTGTCCAAGAGCCTCTAGCAAAGATGCGAGCAATGACGATTGGCGGCTTGTGCATCTTCCTGGACATTAATCAATCCACGTGGTTCGATTATGCAAAGAATGATGATTTTTCCCACGTCACTACCCGCGTGGAAGAAATTATCCGAGATCAGAAGTTCCAAGGCGCTGCAGCCGACTTGCTTAACCCCAACATTATCGCGCGGGATTTAGGGCTTGCGAACAAACAAGAACACACAGGCGCGGGCGGCGGTCCAATCAAAACTGAGGACGTGTCAGGCGTGGACAAACTCAAAGCATATGTAGACGGTCTTGCAAAGCGTAGCGGAACAGATAGCAGCGCTTCCGAGTAGGGAGCGTGACGCGGCTCTTGCGTTGTTGACAGACGAAGAAGCGGGCGCGCTGCTCTATGATTGGCGCAACTTCTTAGCGCGTCCTGACCAAATTGCACCAGCTGGTGATTGGGATATCTGGCTTCTGTTGGCTGGGCGTGGTTTCGGCAAAACGAGAACGGGTGCCGAGTTTGTCAAAGAGGAGGTCGAGTCTGGCAGGGCTAAACGCATAGCGTTGGTTGCCGAGACATCAGCGGATGCGCGTGACGTAATGGTTGAGGGCGAAAGCGGGATATTAGCTCTTTACCCTGATAAACAACGGCCTCTTTACGAACCATCAAAACGGCGGGTAACTTGGGAGAATGGGGCGCAGGCCACGCTATACAATGCGGTTGAGCCTGGGCAGCTTCGCGGTCCACAACATGACTTAGCTTGGTCCGATGAGGTGGCTAAGTGGAAGTATGCACGAGAGACTTGGGACCAGCTGCAATTTACGCTGCGCTTGGGTGAGCATCCACGTCAGGTCGTAACAACAACCCCAAGGCCAATTGAGCTTGTTAAGGCTATTGTTGCAGGGCAAGAGGGCCAAGTCGCCATTACACGCGGCAGCACGATGGACAATGCGTCAAATCTAGCTGGCAAGTTCTTAGAAAAGATTAGGACGAGATACGCTGGCACTAGGTTAGGGCGACAAGAGCTTAATGGCGAAATCCTTGGTGACATGCCAGGGGCCATCTGGCGGCAGGATCAAATCGATCTATACCGCAAATCAGAGAACCCAGAACTGACACGCATTGTTGTATCTGTTGATGTCGCAGTGACAAACACAGAAGACAGCGACGAGCACGGCATTATCGTTTGCGGGTTGGCGGCAGATAAAACCGGCGCAGTTTTAGAAGACGGGTCTCTTAAGGGGTCTCCTTTGGATTGGGCGCGACGAGCAATAGCTCTTTACGACAAATATGAAGCTGATGGCATTGTTGTTGAAGTCAACCAGGGCGGAGATATGGTTGCGCAGACGCTTCGGTCTGTTCGTGATGATATTAACATAATTGAAGTGCGAGCATCGCGCGGCAAGCACGTAAGAGCAGAGCCAATCGCAGCATTGTATGAGCAGGGCAGAGTTAGCCATATCGGGTCTTTTCCGGAGTTGGAGACGCAAATGTGCATGTTCACCGCTGCGGGGTATGAGGGCGAAGACTCACCAGACCGCGCGGACTCGCTTGTATGGGGGCTTACCGAACTGTTCCCCGAAATCACTGAAAAACTAGTGATTAAAGAAGACCTACCACAAATTGACACAAGTTGGATTAGATAAATGGCAACAACAGCAACAGTATCTAGTGTTGGTGACGCGGCAACCACAACTTCGCTTATAGCAGCGAACGCGGACCGCACAGGCTTGATCATCACAAACACGTCAACCGCTATTCTGTACATACTTCTTGGCACTGGCACCGCAAGCACTACCAATCATTCGTGGGTTGTTGCCGCATCTGGCGGGCAAATCAATCTAAGTGATTTTTCTGGCCGTTGTTGGAAAGGCGCTGTGCAAGGCATCTGGGCCTCAGACGCGGGCGGCGTTGCTTTGATTACAGAACTGGAATAGCCAATGGCTGAGTATGATCAAGAGCAAGATGGCGTTGACGAAGAAGAGTTGGCGGGCCGTATTGCCAATGAAATCGCCTATGCAATTGATTATGATGAAAGCGAACTAGCGGCCAAGCGCGTTCAAGCGTTCGAATATTACCGTGGGGAAATGAACGACACCCCACCAATGCCGAACGGCTCCGAGTTTGCATCTCGTGACTTTGCAGACACAATGAATTGGATGCTGCCCGGAATCATTCGGGTATTCACCGGCTCGGACAATATGGCGTCGTTTTCACCGGCTGAATCTGGCGATGAAGATGCGGCCAAACAGGCGGCAGAATATTCAACCTTTGTGTTTTTCAATGACAACAAGGGTTATGAAATCCTCTATAATGCCACTCACGACGCCCTAATGAGCGGTGACGGGTTTGTAAAAACATATTGGGACGATACGCCCAAAACAGAAATAAGCTTTCACAGCGGGCTTATAATCGATCAAATCGCGCTTCTAACGCAAGACGAAGACGTTTCGGTATTAGCGCAAGAGGTTGATGGCTCCGCCCCGGCAATGGTTCAAGACCCCGAAACAGGGGAAATGATTGAAGGCGAGCAAGAAACTTATTCAATCAAGATTGAGCGGATTAAAACGCACGGCACAATTTCAATTGATGTGATTGAGCCTGAAAACTTCCTAATCGATGATCGATCGCTTGACATTGACACATCACGCTTTTGCGCTCACCGCGACCCGTACGTGACCAAATCAGACCTAATCGAGCGCGGCTTTGATTATGACACTGTTATGGATTTGCCTGCGGATAATTCTGTCATAGCGGACAGCGAGCGCCTAGCACGCCACAATGAAGACGTTAGCTTTAACATTGAGGGCGATGAAAGCACCCAAATCGTTGACCTTTACGAATGCTACATTCGCATGGATGCAGATGGTGACGGTGTATCTGAGCTTGTGCAGGTGTTTTATGCTGGAAATCGCGGCGGCGGCAAGATTTTGCAGTGGGACGTTTGGGAAGATGATGTCCCATTTACCAAAATCCCTTGCTATCCACGACCTCACCGCTTTGACAGTGAGAGCGTATTTGACCGCACAAAAGATGTGCAGCAAATCAAGACCATTCTAACCCGCCAATCGCTTGACAACCTATATGCGTCCAACTTGCCGATGCGTGAAGTTGAGCAAGGCGCGGTGCTTAACCCTGATATTTTGGTTAATCCTAAGTTTGGTGGCCTGATCTGGCGCAAGCCTGGGTCTAACCCTGTTATTCCACATCAAGTACCCTTTGTTGCTGATAAGTCTTTTGAAGCCATCCAGCACTTTGAGCAGGTTATTGAGAAGCGCACCGGCGTTAGCCGTTCAACTATGGCGCTTGATCCTGATGCGTTGCAAAACCAAACCGCAACGTCAGTGCAGATCGGCAAAGATAGCTCTTATTCACAAATTGAGCTTGTGGCCCGCAATATGGCCGAGTTGGGTTGGACGCGCGTATTTAAGAAGCTTTTGCGCTTGATGATTAAACACCAGGACCGCGCTCGCACAATTCGCTTGCGTGATGAGTTTGTTGAAATCGACCCGCGCCACTGGAACGCTGATATGGACGTTGTGATCAATGTTGGGTTGGGTACGGGATCGCGCGATAGAGATATGGCAATGCTGTCAAACATCTTGCGCACACAGCTTGAAGCGTCTGACCGCATGCAAATGGCATTCCCTGACAAAGCCGTGGAGATGATCCCGAAAATTCGCGATACAATGGTGCGAATTGCCGAGGCGTCGGGTTTGCGCAATCCAGACGATTATTACCCGGACTTCACAGAAGAAGACATTGCAGCAATGCAACAGCGGGTCAAAGAGCAAGCGCAACAAGAACCGCCAGAAATCGCTTTGGAAAAGATGAAAATTGAGCTTCAAGCCGAAATTGAGCAGGTTAAGGCGCAAGCGGCGGTATCAAAAGAAAACGCGCAAATGCAAGCCGATCTACGTGTTGAAGAGCGCCGGACGCAAAATGACATGATCATTCGCGAACAAGATTTAGAGTTCAAAAACCGTCAGCTAGACGCGCAAACAGACCTAAAACGCGAAGAAATTGCCTCACGAGAACGTATTGAAGCAGCCAAACTAATGGAGAAGCGCGGTGGAACTCAGCCTACAGCAGCGTGAACATCGCGCAAAGGAGGCCAAGCGCCTACTTAGCGAACCTCTATTGGCGGAAGCGCTTGAAATCTATCGTGTCAATGCATTGCAGGGCTTGGAAAGCGTCAACGCAACAGACGTTGATAAAATCCGCGATCTCCAAGCTCAAGCAAAAGTAGCACAGCATATCGTGGACCATTTCAATGCCATTATCACCCAAAGCGGTGAACATGACGGGGGCGTAAGCCTCAAATAGACCCGCTTGCGGCGGACCACTAAACAACAATAGGAAATCGATATTATGACGCACGACGATCTCCCCGACGAGGGGACCGGCGGCGAAGCTTTGACGTTTGATGAAGGCGTTGATGCACTAGCTGACGTATTCACTGACCAAGACCTTGACCCCAGTGACGACGACCAACCAGCACCACAAGAGGCTGACGAAGAAGACGATTCCGAGGACGAAGCGGACGATGTTGAAGTTGAAGAAGACGACGACGAAGACGTGGAAGCCGAAGAAGCGGACGATGAGTCAGAAGACGTTGATCAAGACGATAGCGAAGAAGACGAAAGCGGCTCCGAAATAGCCACAGATGACCTAACGGTCACACTGGATGATGGCACTCGGATAACCGTTGCAGAGCTTAAGCGCAACAATCTTTTTCAGCGCGACTACACTCAGAAAACCACCGAACACGCGCAAAGAGTGAAAGAATTTGACGCAAAGGTGCAAGAGTTTAGTGAGCTAGAGCAATCGCTTGCGGAAATGCGAGAGACTTTGCTTGGCTTTTATCAGGCAAAGGTGCCTCAAGAACCAACAGAAGAACTCTTAGCGACAGATCCGGTCAAATATTATGCCGATCTAGCGGCTTACAATAAGCACGTTAAAGAGTGGAACTCGGTTTATGAGCAGCGCCAACAAGAGGCGGAAAAGCAACGCCAAAAGCAAACTCAAGAGCAGCAACTTAAGTCCGCTCAAGAGCTAAACAGCCTTTTGGCCAAACTGCCGCCAAAATTTCAGAACGAAAAGGAATTGCAGAGCTTTCTAATGCAAGAGGTTGCCGGTGCAACTGAGCATTATGGCTTTAGCCGTGAAGAAATCTCGCAAGCCCTTGGCATGGATCACCGGATGGTTTTAGCGCTGCGCGATGCTAACGCATATCGCCGCCTAAAAAAGAAGGCCCCAGACGTTCAAAAGAAAGTCGCTCAAAAGCCAAAATTGGTTAAAGGCGGCAAGAGACCTGACCCAAAAGCCCAGAAGTCGAAACGTAAATCTGCACAGTCTGCTGCGCTGCGCAAATCCGGTGACTTTGACCTTGGCGTCAAGGAAATCGAATCCCTTCTCTAATTTCAGGAACGTAAACTATGTCTCAGGTTTCAAACACCTATGAAACATACGATGCGACGGGCAATCGGGAAGAGCTGGCAGACAAAATCTATCAGATTTCCCCTGAAGAAACCCCGTTTGTATCGTTGATTGGCAAAAAGTCAGTGGCTTCTGTTCACCCAGAATGGCAAACAGACACATTGGCCGCGCCTTCAACCGACAACAACCAGCCGGAAGGTAATGATTGGTCATTCGACGCGATCACAGCCACCAGCCGCGTTGGCAACTATACCCAAATCTCTGACAAAAAGATCATCATTTCTCGGACGCAAGAAAAAACGTCTAAAGCTGGTCGCAAGTCAGAATTGGCTCGTGAAGTCGCCAAAAAAGGCGTTGAGCTTCGCACCGATATGGAAGTGACATTGCTTTCCAACCAGGCATCAAGTGCCGGTTCTGGCGATGGCGCAACTAACCGTACTTTGGGCGGTATGCGGGCATGGCTTGCATCTAACGATGATATGGGTTCTGGCGGCTCTTCTGGCGGCTTTAACTCAGGTACAAGCGTTGTTGATGCGGCCACAAACGGCACTCAACGCGCTTTCACAAAGGCAATCTTGGATTCAACAATCCTAAGTACATACAACGCGGGCGGTTCACCAACTGTGTTGATGACCTCGCCTTATGTAAAAACTGTGTTCTCAACATTCCTTGACGGTGCAAACATTGTTCCAACTCGCTCTTATGCTGAAAAAGGCGCAAGCGCGAAAACAACTTTGATTGCATCTGCTGAAATCTACAAATCAGATTTTGGCAACATTTCGGTTATCCCTAACCGTCAAATGGCTCGGAATGGTGCAGCAGTTGCGCGAAACGCATTCTTGGTTGACCCTAAAATGGTTTCCCTTGGTGTGTTCGACGACATCAAAATGGTGACACCAGCTAAAACTGGCGATGCTGAAAAGCGAGTTCTGGTCACTGAATACACCCTTTGCGTTCACAATGAAGCTGCACACGGCGTTTGCGCCGACTTGTACGGCTTGAGCGCATCAAGCTAGGAGATTGGAATAATGGCATACCCACAAAAACCAATCACAATCACAGCATCAACAACGCTTGATCCTGACACTCACGGCATGACCACAACTAAGCTATCGGCTGCGGCTGGTCTTACTGTGACTTTGCCGGATGCGACAGGTTCAGGCATGGTGTACGACATTTATGTGGCAACAACAGTCACATCAAACGACTACATCATTCAAGTGCCAGATGCTTCAAACGTGATCCAAGGCGCGGTTACAATCTCGACAGATATTGCCGGGGTTTCAGTGCCGACTGCCGCCACATCTGACACAATCACAATGAATGGCTCCACCACAGGCGGTGTTATTGGCTCAAACTTGCGTTTGGTCGATGTTGCTGCCGATACGTGGCAGGTTAGCGGTCATTTGATTTCGACAGGTGTTGAAGCAACGCCATTTAGTGCGGCTGTTTCTTAATAGCTACGCACATTGCGAAAAACTTAAGGGGCGGGCAACTGCCCCTTTTTCATATTTGGAGAAACCCAATTGACAGACGAAATTCAACTTATCGAACAAGCCAAGAAACTTGGCATTCCGGTAAATCCTGAATGGTCAGAGAAATATCTCAAGCGCCAAATCACGATTGCTGAAAATGCGAAGGCTAAAGCCGATCAGAAGGCGCAAGAAGATTTAGCGCGGCTCAATGAAGCTGAAAAAGCTATACAGGCCCACGCCCAAGAGAAGCTGGCATTAGAGCGCGAAGCAAGCAAAGTAGAAGCCGCAGCAGAAGAAGAAGCCGGAGGCGCAGCCGAGCAGGTTCGCCAGAGATATGAAGCGGAACTAAATAAGCTGCGCGACTCGCTAACGCAAAAAGAATACGAATTACGCCACCTGCAAAAAGACGCAAAAGAAACATATCAAGATGCATCGGAATCTTCGCTTGCTGCGACTGGCAAAAAAGAAGTCTTGATCCGTCTTCTGAAAAACTATGTGCCAAAAGACAGTGTTCTGGAAAATGGCAAGGTCAACCGCGACTACGTGCCAAAATATGCGGAAAATGGCAAGGTTGAGGGCCAATACCCCGGCGTTGGCCAGCAAAACAAGATTTGGGCAGGTTCTAAAGTTTGGCTGCCCATTGATGAAGCTCGTGGCCTTGTTGAGCGACGTTTAGCAGAGATTCCGGCTGATGCACTCGGCTTATGATTCAATCCCGGAAAGCGCCTGGGAATTTGTAGAGCAGCGCGGTGATTACCTTATTTCGCGCTGTTATCTTGACGCTGACAGAACTCAATGGGTTGAACGCAAGCAATTCGTTGCTGACGAAACCATGCTTAAGCTCAATCAAGCTCAGTGGGACGATAGCGACGGGAAACGATGGGGCGACGGTAAAGTGGTCGCCCGCATTCCTTTGAATAAATATTACGCGGAACTCGCCCAGCACGTCAAAGAGGGCGACGAAGACCACATGAAATGGTGGCTCAACAAAGAAGAAAACCGCGCATTCCGAACATTTAAAGGCAAAGGCGACGGGACCGTTTAAATGGCAATCACCAATTATTCAACGCTTGTTACAGCCGTTTCTGCATGGGTAGAACGGGCCAATGATAGCAACTATACCGGTGAAGTTGACACCTTTATCGATATGGCCGAGGCCCGCTTTAACCGGGCGTTGATTGGTGACCCTCGCTTGGAAGCCAACACCACATTAACAACCGATAGTGACGGTGAGGCCACATTGCCAAGCGACTACTTGGCTTTGAAATTTGCGTTTTGGGACAGTTCGACGGATATCCCGCTTGATGTTGTTTCATGGGAACAATTAAAGCGCCTCAATACAGCGGACACCAGCGGCAACCCTTGTCGCCTTGCGATCCGCAACACAACGCTAAAGCTCGGACCAATTAAGGCGGGTTCTGTTGATCTAAACTATTACGCCAAAATCACACCGCTTGATGGGACAAACACAACGAATTGGCTAATTACACTTGCGCCAGATGTTTACTTGTTGATGTCTCTGGCAATGGGGCATCTCTTCAATGAGGATTTGCAAAAAGCGGCGCTCTTAGAGGCTAAAGCAATGGCGTTGCTTAATGAGGTCCGCCAACAAGGCGAAATGTCGCACATCTTTAACGCTGGGATTAGCTTGCCGGGGGCTGTTGCGTGAAAATAGACTTTGGCCCCTATAGACCAGACCTTCCTGATATTCAGCCGGGTTATTCGTCTAATATTAAAAACGCACTGCCGATTGCAGGCGCGTCTGGTATTGCTTATGCGCCAATGCCGGGGCTTTCTGTATTGTCGGGCGCTCAAGCTACGGCCACAGCGCCACGCGGCGGGGTAACGGCTGTTAAGGCTGATGGAACTTATAAAGCCTACATCGCCACAGCGTCAAAAATTCACGATATGGACGCAATAGGGGCGTTGACTGAAATTGGCACCGGCTACAGCTTGCCAAGTGACGACTATTGGTCCGGCTTCCAATTTGGCGACTATCTGTTGATGGCCAACAAAACCGATGGCGTTTTGCAATACGACATCGAAAACGGCGGCTCTGTAACATCGGTAACGAATGCACCAACGGCGCGGTTTATCTTTGAAGCGTTTGATAGTGTTTTTGCACTTGATTGTGATGGCAACAACCAATTGATGCAAAACAGCACATTCAACGATCACACCGAATGGACTAAAGGCGTTGCGGGTAAAAAAGAGTTTCCAACCGGCCAAGAGCTAATCGCTGGCTCTGCTGTGAGTAACCAAGTTGCAATCGTGCTGCAAAAAAACGCGGTGCGCAGACTGACAAGAACGTCCGATCGGTATCTTTACACCACGGACACACTAGCCGAGGGCATTGGTGCGGCGTCGGCAAGTTCTGTTGTTACCGTGAATGGGATGATGTTTTTTTGGGACACTGACGGGGCTTATATGACCAGTGGGGGGCAGCCCGTTCCAATTGGCTCTGAAAAGATTAACCGCACGTTCTTGAACAAACTTGGCACTGGCGAGATTAAAACCGTGCAGGGCGCGGCAGACCCAACGCGGCAAATGATTTTTTGGCGCTATCGCTCTAACACAGTGACCAGCGAAAATGTGTTTGAAAATATCTTGGCTTACTCGTGGAAGCTTGATGAGTTTGTCGAGATGGAAGTTGATACTTCGTTTCTCGTTACTATGGCTTCACCTGGCTACAACCTAGACAATATTGACAGCTTTGGCGATGCGGACACAGCAGGATTACCAAAATCAGATGATGCATTCTGGAGTGGTGGCGAGCCTGTTATTGGCGCTTTAGATGAAAACTACAAATTCGGGTTTTTCAATGGCGGCAATTTGGCCGCAACATTGGAAACGAATAAGATTTCGTCAGCACGTCAGCAACTTTACCGCTCTGTTCTACCCAATACGGACAGCGCAAACGCCACAGTAGAAATTGGCGTTGCGGATAGCCAAAGCGATAGCCTGACTTATTCAACAGCCGTGGGCATTGAGGCAAGCGGACGCGCACCAGTTCGGGCGCGGGGCAAAGTGTCATCTTTACGGCTAAATATTCCTGCCGCTGAATCGTGGGAATCTGCAAACGGGTTTAGCGATGTGCAAACAACGGCCGGGGGCGCTCGATGACCGTTTATCGCACCACGCCCGCGCAGGTTTTTAGCACATTTGTTGACCTTACAACCACTAACACAACCGATCTGATTGCTACGCTTGATAACACAGCAGGGCTTAAATCGGTTCATATCTGCAATGATAGCGGCGGTGCGGTCACCATTACCGTTGATGTTTATGACGGTACAAACACCTACAAGCTTTTGAATGCCGAAAGCGTTGGGGCGAATGACACGTTTACACTTGAACTAGACGTTCAATTGGACCGTGGGCAGTCTTTGAGAGCCACGGCGGCAAGTGGAAACGCTCTGCACGTCACAACAACATACCTCCAAGCTGTAGACCGTGCTTGAATTAATTGACCCGCGTCATGTTTTTGCGGCTTGGCCAGATGCGCGAAAACAACTGCGCAGAACAGCAAAATACGATCCTAATTTTGACGAAAACGAAGTTCTAACCGGTATCATAAACCAAACTTTTCACCTTTGGCGCACCGAGGCGGGCTTTATCGTTACAGGCATTCGAAAGCGCAAGGGTGAGGCGGGGCGAATATTCCGCATCTTTTATACAGCGGGATCAATTTTAGGGGCCAACAAGGCTCCTTTTTCTTATGTGCGGCAGATTATGCGGAAATTAGAAGAAACCGCACTGACGGGCGAATTTGAGGGCGTAACGGCTCCAAAATGCAAACAGGTTCGGCTGGAAGGCCGCAAAGGGTGGGCAAAGCTCCTGCCTGAATACAGCAAGAGGCAGTTGAACAATGGCAATTTTGAATTTTATCGGGGGCTTTAATGGCTAAAGGCGGCGGCAAGCAAGAAACAGTTGGCGGCGGCTTCTCGTTTGATAAGCCCGCTCCAACGCAAGCGCCAAAGGTTGACCCAAAGGAATTTGGCAAAACTGTTCTTGGCGACTTAGGGGAACTCCACAACCAAGGTCCGCGCACTTTTGACAAGGCGCTCTATTCAGGCATGGGGCAGGGCGCGCAAAACTCTTTGCAATCTATGCTCACGCAAGCGGGTCAGCCCGTTGAAGGGTTTGGCAAGGCGATGAACTTCGCAACGGGTGCGATTGACAGCGCCGGTCAGCCAGGCATGGCAGAAACCGCACTTGGCGATTTGGCGCGGGGTGATATGCTTGGTCAGAACAACCAATACCGCAATCAAATCTTGGATGATACGCGGGCCGATGTTGAGGCATCGCTTGGCGCTTCTGGTCGCTTTGGTACAACAGCACACGCTGAAACCCTTGCGGATCGTTTGGGCGGTTTGCGTGGCTCTTTCTATGACCAAGACCGCGCTCAGCAAATGAACGCTATCAACATGATAAATGGCGAGCAAGGCCAGCAATTCGGGCAAGGAATGGCGGCAAGCGCAGCACTGCCGGCGCTTTATCAAAACCAGTTCGCGCCGGGGCAAACAGCCTTAAGCCTTAATCAAATGCTTGATGCTGATAAGCAGGCCGAGTTGATGGCCGATTATGACTTGTTCAAGCGCCAAGACCCAAGTAATCACATTCAAAACACAATTGGCTTGATGCAAATGATGCAAGGCCAGCCCGGAACGCAAGAAGAAAAGAACACATTCTTTGGCGATCTGGTTGGTGGCGGGATCGGCCTCGCCAGCATGTTCCTATAGGGGGTATTTATGGGCATTCTTGAAATGTTAGGGCATAAAACACCCGATTACTTGAGCAATAACCGCATGAAGCTTGCACAGTTCGGCTTAGGCATGATGGGCCAAGATGGTATTGGCGGCGCGGTTAAAGGCGGCTTGGCTGGTGGCATTCAAGGCTCACAATTCGACCAACAACGCCTTGCGCAACAGCAAGAAGAAAAGCAGCGCTTAGATGCGGTTCAACAGGCCAGCCAACAGAAGAACGCAACGCTTGAGTATTTGCGCAGACAAGGCCGTGATGACCTATTGTCCGCCATTGAGGGTGGTATGCCCGTTGCTGATGCTTGGCAAGAGGTTTTGAAGCCTCAAACTACGCCGGATCGCAAGACAATCAAAGGCGCTGACGGGTACAACTATTTTTTAGATAGCGGCGATCGTGTATTGCCTGATGTTGTTGCGGCGCAAAAATCACCGTTGGTTGAAATTAACCAAGGTGAGGGCAGCAAATTTTATGACGAACTGGACAAAAAGAATGCGGGCTTGTTCTTCCAATTGTCAGACACAGGCTTGCAGGCTAATCAAAAGCTCGCGCAGATAGACCGCCTTGAAGGCCTATTGAGTCAAGCCCCCTCTGGTGGGCAAGCGGTGTTTAAACAGGCTCTTGGTGAGTTTGGTATCCCAACCGAGGGGTTAAGTGAAATCCAAGCAGCGCAAGCGCTCATCAACAAGCTAGTTCCAGAGCAGCGTCAGCCCGGATCAGGTCCAATGTCCGATGCTGATTTATTGCTGTTTAAGCAGTCATTGCCTCGGATTGTAAACCAACCAGGTGGTAACGAGCTAATCATTCAAACGATGCGCGGAATTGCCCAATATGAGGCACAGCAAGGCCAAATCGCTGATATGGTGGCCAACCGCGATATTACAGCGGAAGAAGGGCGCAAAATGTTGCGCGACCTTAAGAACCCGCTAGATGAATTTAAAAAGGTTGCTGGCACAACGAAGCCCACCAATCTCCCTGACAGTATTGACGAACTATATGAGTTTTTCACACCAGAAGAACGCGCACTGTTTGAGGGCGGCTGATGAGCGGTTACACTTTAGAGCAAAAACGAGCAATCGCCCTTGCAAAAGCGCGAAAGCGTAAGGCGGAAGCCGAGGCAGGACGTGAAAAGTTCGACAATTCTTGGTTTGCGCAAACAACATCAGGGGTGAATGAAGGTATTGCTAACATGCTTGGTGCGCCGGTTGACTTGACCAACCTTGCATTGGGCGGCGTTAAGAATGCCGCAAACGCTACGCTTGGTACTGAATTTGAAACAGCTAAAGAGCCTATGCTTGGCAGCGAGCATATCAAGCGCATGATGGGCGGTGCGATACGGCCAGAAACGCAAGATGGGCCAAAACAATTTGTTCGCCGCGTTGGTGAAGAAGTTGGCGCGTCTTTAATGCCGGGTATGGGTGCGGTGGCTAAAGCTCAAAAACCATTGCAAGCAGCGGGTCAAATGGCCGCTTCTGCTATTGGGTCAGGTGTAGGGGCTGGTATTGCAGAACAAGTTGCACCTGATAACCCAACGGCTGAACTTATTGGGCAATTGGCGGGTGGTTTGGGCGCGGCTGGTATCACGGCAAAAATGGCACAGGGTAAAGCACAAAAAGCTGTTGAGGCGGCAGTGCCTGATGTAGATGATTTAAAAGGTAAAGCGAAGTCACTTTATGAAACCGCTGGTCGTCGAGGTGTTAAAGCTCCACAAGCCAGCGTTCAGAAAATTGCTGACAAGTTTGACAATATCTTGGATGCAGAAGGCGTAACAATTGGCGCTGATGTGGCGCAAGAATACCCAAAGCTAGCCACAGCTCAAAAACGTATGCGCCAATACGCTCAAACAGGCGACATGTCAGTTGACCAAATGCAGACCATGCGTAAATCGCTGCAAAAAGCAGCATCAAGCGCTGATCCTGACGAAGCACGGATGGGCGTGAAACTGCTCAATGAGTGGAAAGACTTTGTCAACCCAATGGCACCCGAAATCAAAATGGCCGATGTGTATTATCACCGCATGGTCAAAGCTGGAATGCTTGATGAACTTGACGAATTAGCAGGTAGTCGCGCCGGACAGTTTACGGGTTCAGGCTATGAAAATGCATTACGCACCGAATATCGAGGCCTAGAGCGCAAACTGATCAAGGGGCAGCAAAAAGGCTTTACGCCTGATGAGCAAGCGGCTGTTTCTAAGGTGGCTCAAGGCACGACAGGCGGGAACATTGCCCGGAATGTTGGCAAGTTTGCACCCACTGGCGTTATTAGCAGTGGAGTATCTATGGGTGTTCCAGCCATAGCCGGTACAATGGCCGGTGGCCCAGGCCTTGGTTTGCTTTTAGCTGGGGGGGG